GTCACCATTCTCGAATCGGTCGATAATCTCATCTTCTGCTGGTGACTGAAACTCGAACACTGATCCAAGTGCATCACCAATAGCAAAGGCGTAAACGATCTCTCTTATTTGCCTTGTGTTCATACCTACAACTTTCTACCGAACTTCTTGTCACTAGAGCCACGAGCACGGAAAACATACTCTCTATAGAGATCAGGGATAGAGAGGTCGTACTTCTTAAGAACCTCAGCCACTTCATCAAATGCAGCTCTTAATCTCTCCAGTCTCTCTTTGCCCTCAGTGGAGACAAATTTCCCCGCAACGTATGGTTCATTCATCATCACTATCCTTGTCTGCTCTGGCCAACTTAAATGCTTCGTCTGCGCTCATGCCGCCAAATATTACCCGCATTATCGCTCCCCCATAACGATCCATTCCGTGAATACATGGGTCCACTATATTTTTAATAGTCTGTGCAGTTACCTCTGTACCTTCAGCATCGATTGATGATTTATAGTGGATGTAACCATCATCCATATCAATTTCCAGACTACCAACACTCGATAACCAGTTTATTTTGGATATCAGCTTCATGGCCTCAATTCTTCTCTCCTTTGGGGCTGCTGCAGGCAGTTTTGTTAGTACGATAATAAGTCGATCATCCTCATAGATAAGAACTCTGGTGTGAATCATTATCTCTTCACCATTAAGCACAAAACGTATAGCAGCTCCTCCATCCAGCTGCTGAAACTTCCACTCATTCTGATGCATCAGATCAACCACAGCATTGAAGATCTCTCCGTGCATTGGTGTGGTTGTAGTTAGTACCTTGGTTTCACTACTAGCCATCTTCTCTCTCCCAAACAGTCCAAACATCGCTATATCTACACCTGCTTCCTTTCAATCACTGCTTATCCCTTTATACAGTGAGGCAATCTCCAGCAACCCCGCGAACAGCAATGTTCCGTAGCCCACATAGATTACGATCTGATTGATGTCATTAGATATTGACTGAATGACCAACATCATAAAAACTGCAATAGCTGTTAATCCAAAGCGCATATTTCCTCTCCTTTAATTAATAAATACTCTACAACACCTATACGACACATCGTGTCTGTCTGTGTCATTGATGCTCTACTCTTCTACTTCACCTGACATTCCGTCTAAACTGGTTACGGTTTGATTTTTCCTCAATCTCTGCAGGGGCATACCTGTTGTTATCTACAAGGTTATCGAACCTGGTATAGACCCCCTGAAATGCCACATTGACCGTTCCAATGGCACCATGCCTCTGTTTTCCGATAATGATCTCTGCAACCCCCTTATTTCCTGGATGATCGGGGTTGTAGTACTCATCGCGATAGATGAACAGGACGATATCTGCATCTTGCTCCAGTGACCCCGACTCCCTCAAATCCGAGACCATGGGTCTTTTGTTGCTTCTGGTCTCAACTGATCGATTGAGCTGTGATAGGGCAATCACAGGCACATTCATCTCTTTTGCCATCGCCTTCAGTGATCGTGAAATACCCGAAACCTCAGCTGTTCTATTCTCCAGTGATCCCGTTTTGTCACCCTGCATCAACTGCAGGTAATCAATCACAACCAGATCCACCCCATATTGACGATCGAGTCTTCTGATACGAGAGCGCATCTCTGATGGGGTTAGTCCAGGAGTGTCATCTATATGGATCTTTGCATCTGCAAGCACCTCTATAGATTTGTTGAGATAGCTCCAGTCCTGCTCATCCAGATCCCCGATTCGTATCTTTCCAGAGTCAATACGGCCTAATGACGAGATCAATCTGGTGGTTAACTGCTCACTCGACATCTCCATGCTGAATACCGCAACAGACTTCCCCTCCTTAACTGCCGCATTTTCAACAATATTCATGGCAAAAGAGGTTTTTCCCATGGCTGGCCTTCCTGCCAGAATGATCAAATCTGAGTCATGCAATCCGGTTGTTAGACGATCAAAGTCATCGAAACCTGTAGCAATCCCAGTGACCTCTCCGGCACCTGAGCGGCTAAGCTCCTCAATTCTTTTGCTTGCACGATCAACAAGCACTCTGACCGTTTCATACCCACTCTTCCTTTTCACCTCCTGGTCAGAGACCTGATAGATCAACTGCTCTGCACGGTTAAGCACCTCATCAACAGCAAGCCCCTCGTTATGCACAGCAAGTGCGGTTGTCTTGTTAGATACCGTAATCAGGTTTCTGAGCATGGAGGCTTCGCGTACAGTTTTGGTGTAGTGTCTGATATTGGCTGCACTAGGAGTATTTTTATCCAGCGCAATCAAGTACTCCCTCCACTCCTCATTTCTTAACTGCCCTCTCCCTTTTAGCCAGTCAGCGATGGTTACTGCATCAAACGGTTTATCCTCATCTGCCAATCCTGTGATTGATTCAAAGAAAAGACGATGGTCAAAACGGTAGAAGTCATCGCTTGTGATCTGATCAGAGATCTCATCCCAGCTCTCATTACTGATCAAAAGCCCCCCGATCACATACTGTTCAGCCTCAATATTGTGAGGTGGCACCTTCAGATCATCACTCCGGGGCTCTGCAATTACGCTCTGACTCATTCAAATTCTCTCCTTTCGTTGTCCTGACTGGATCTTAAACCAGCTATACGACACCCCATGTCTGAAAAGAGAAACTGCACTTTTTCCGCATCAATTTTATCTGCCACGCAGCCACTACATAATATATTTATCAATCAGTCAAAACAGTATCTATCATATTTATCTAGTTGTTATAAGATATTCCTCTACTAAATACTCGGATATATCCATGCGATCTATCACGTCTGCCTACATGACTGACAACCCCATCTCATGCAAATCATCCTCATCTGGCTGGTCATCCTTGGTCACTGGTGACTGCAGCTCCTGTATCCGTACTATTGCCGCCATTGCCGCAACAGCTACCTTTCTATCTGAGTCAGGAGCTCCCATCGAAAGCTCATAAAGGGTCAGCGCCCTGACCAGATCCTGCTCCACAAACTGCCCTACCTCATACATCTCTGCCAGATTGAAAAGGCCATATGCGCTCTTCTGTTTTGCAGCCAGCTCAAAAAGAATGAACGCCCTCTCCAGATCAACTTCTGTCCCAATACCCCGTTGATAGAGCACCCCAAGATTACTCTGGGATGAGGCATCTCCCAGCATCGCACGCTTGGAGAGCCGCTCAAATGCCCCACTCTCATTGCCATCTCTCAGCATATCCATATAGCTCACATCGTCATCCAGGGCATCCTCAGAGAAGGCCTGTGGTGATAGCAGCTGCATGGCAGCAAACAGGGTGAATAGAAAACCTCTTGTTATCTTATTTCTCATTGCATTACTCCTTTTCAATCCTGTGTCAGTGGATCTACCTTCTTAAAAAAGCCCTCCCCACATGAGGAGGGCAACCCTAGGAGGAGTCACCACTATGGCA